GCGCATTATCAAATGATGCAGATAATGTTTTAATGCTTGGCTGTACAGGAATAGGCTCATCAAATATAGCCATATTTACTTCGGCTGCTTTACCTTTTTTAACTTTACCCACTTTATCTGTCGCAGCAGTTGCAACTTGAGCAGCTGTTTGTGCTTGCTGTTTAGCTGGCAACACTAGCAATTGATCTGGTGTATATGCTTTTAAATCCTCAACATTCTTTATAAGCATTGGCATTTCATCCATTTCATGGAATGCAAATACTCGATCACCATTTGATAATGCTTTCTCAGCATCAATCATTGACTTAGGCTCAATACCAGAAGTGCTTAATTCAGTTATGGTATTTGTAATATCTGATAGTTTTCCTTTTGCTGTGAATGGAACTATGTCTGTAATCATTCCAGTCTTACGCAAACCAGACTCAATTACATTTGCAGCAGCTGGAGCCAATGCTTCAGCACCAGCTCTTAATCCTTCAGCGCCAGCTTTCAATCCTTTAACAGCCATACCTACAGCCGGAATAGCCTCTGCGCTTTGTAACATACCAGTGCCGTACTCAAGTGCAGCCTGTCCATAATTACCACGATCAAATTGCTCAAAGGATTTACCAGCTGAAATACCTGACTCTTGGAATGACAATGGAATAGTGAATGGTGTTACATCAACTAAACCTAAACCCATTGGTGCGCCACTACGCTCACCACCAAACAATGTATCGGCAAGTCTTCCAGCTCTGTAGTTATCAACCCCAAATTTATCAACAAGCAATTGCTGCATAGAATATGACAGCTCTTCACGCATAGTTCTATTTAGCGGTATTAATTCTGATTGTGGCTCTTTATTAAATATGTCTCTCAATTGATTAGATACTGAATCAAACCTATAGGCAGGATCAGCAATCATCTTATTTACATCCTCTTGCGTTAATTGCTTTTGCGCTGGCTGAGTAACCTGCCCAACTTGAGGAGTAGTGGTTACAGTCTTGCCACCACCAGACACAGCCGATGGCGCAGCACCTTCAACAAAGCCAACTCCACCTTCACGCTTAGTTGCAGTGGCTGAGAATTGCTCTGGATCTTTAATCATCGGCTGGCTGAAATCAAATTCAATTGGCTCACCATCCAATTCAGAAGCAGCAGAATTCAAGAATTTTTGTTCTAGGTTCATTTATTTACCTGTTAAAGCAGTTTGCTTTTTAAGAATTCTTTCTCTTTGTTCTTTAGTCATTTGTGGATACGCTAACTCTAATTCCTTATCTGTAAAATCTTTCTTAGCTGGCTGTCTAATATTAGCCATACCCCACGCATTAGTAAGCGCTTTTTCTTTTTCAGCGTCAGCAGCTTTAGCAAAATCTTTAGTACCTTCTATTGCAATCTTGTTTGCATAGGCAGCAGCGTTAAATGGCTTGCCAGAATCAGCAGCAGCATTAGATGCGTTAACTAAATCAGCAAGAAGTTCACTATATTTTTCTTGTTGTTTTTGATATTTATCACCAATAATTACACCATCTGATGGAAGTTTTAATCTTCCTTTAAGTATCATCTTTGCTTCTGCAAAATCTTTTGATTGCGTCTTAATTTCTTTTATAAAAGCAAGAGATTCTTTAAGATTTATTTTTCCATCATGATAATATTTTTCGACATCTTCTCTACCAAAAACACCTTTATCAATTTGATTACCAACAAAAAACAGCATCTTTGCATCAGTTGGTTTTTCTTCTTGTGCGTATATTGATTTAAGTAAAGTAGGTGTTGCTTGTTTAGTTGCAATTAAAATATTAACCAAGTCTTCTTGACCGATTTCACCTTTGTAATATTTATTTAAAGCATCAAGTGATTCATCTTTATTTTGATTTTCTTTTACTTTTTGATCTATCTGTAAAGCTTTTTCTTTATCACCCTCACGTTTTAAAAATTGAGTCTTAACTTTTTCTTGCAATTCAGTAGGCATTTTTGCCCATACTGCTTGATATTTACCTAAGTTCCCACTTTCAACAGCAGCAAGTCTAGAAGAAAAACTTGTATCTGGAGCAGCCATTGCAAACTCATCAGATGATAAATAATTAGATACTCTGTCTATATATGCTTTTTCAATTTTTGCATCTATAGCTTTTTGAACCGCAACAAATGCAGCAACATTATTTGCTTGAACTGCTTGTGATAATAATGCTTTTCTATTAATTTCTATTTGATCAGATATTGTTTTTGGATCTGTTTCATTATCAATTAATGTTCTTATTAATGGATCAAAATCATCTAAAGATCTAGTTACTAAATCCTCAATATATTTTGCTCTAAGTTCTCCGATCTTTTTAGCCCCAGCCTGATAAACATGATTAGCTGCTGTAGCTATAGATGCTTGAAAAGCATTTGCTTGCTCTGGATCTAAAGAGGCAAGAACCTTGCCATTACCTTTTTGAATTGCATAAAATTGATTATCTAAAGTTCTTATGTCTGTAATTGCTCCAGATTCTACTTGCTCATATATCCTAGCAATTTCACTTCTAGCTGTTAGCTCAAGCGTAGATCTAAGTTGACCAGCCTGTATCTTTCTAGCAGAATCCCCAAAGAATGTGCCAGCCTTTGGCGCCTGTAGCGCAATATCTAATGCACCCTGTTTCGCAGCAATGATCTGCTCATCAGAGATTGGGTTGTTATATGCCCATTGTTCACCTTCACGCACAGCTTGTTTTGCCGCAGCCTTATATGCAAAATCACTTAGTCGGTCTAACTGCTGCGACATCATTTGAGAATTTCTATACGTCTCTTGCTCAGACGCAAAGTCCATCCTTTGAGTAGGTTGAGATAGTAATCCAGATGGCTGATATGTTGGTAATGGCATATTTACATTCCGTATTGAGTCATATTGCCAGAAAAGTCTTGCGCTCTACTTGATCCAGCAATTGCATTTCCACCAGTCGGAGCTGATCCTAATTGGCTGTACTGGTATCCAGCAGAAGCCAATGACATAGCAGCTTGAAAATAACCTTGCTTCTCAGCTTGGTTAGCAGCTGATGCATACATAGCCATTTGCACCTGCCCCATTCTTTCAGCGCCAGCAGCATTAGATAAAGACACATCAAACTCTTTTCCAGCTCTCATTGCATTTACTTGTTGAACTAACATGGCTGACCCCTCAAATGCTTGCACACCACCAGCTGCACCTCTAGCCCTAGCTGCTGCATTTGTTTCATTTAATTTTGCTAAAACCATATTTGCTTTTTGCTCTTCTTGTAATGCACGTTGTTTACCCTCAAGGTCAGCTTGCGCTCCCTGTAAATGAAGCATTCTTCCACGAGCATTACCAGCTGATATAGCATTAGCCGCTGATAATGCAGCAAATGCAATAAGTGCGACTTGTGCCATATTATGTTCCCTGATGTACTGCTACTTTGTATTCAATACCAAGCAGCGTCATTTTCAATGGTAGATTCTGAGATACTGTAATTTTAGCGTCCTGAGAATATCCCAATATCCCATGCAAAACTTTGATGCCAGTAAAATCTGGTATGTCAGCATCTAATATGCTGGCAGTGTCAAAGCTTCTAATAGGTACTTCAATGTTATTTATTTTTAAGTGCTGCGTGTCTTTCATCACAGCATTAACTTCTACGATACGCTTTTTAAATCCAATGCGAGTACCTGATGCTAGTCTTAGCTCAATCGGCTGTGTAGCTATAGTTACCGTATAAGGTAGACCAACTTCGTATGCTGATGTTGATGACCTTGGAAATGTAACAGTACCACCAGATGGCACTACTTGATCTTCTTGTATGGTTCCATCAAGCTTTACATTAACTGTCTTAGCAACCAAGTGTGACATGGATACGCTTGATGCAACCCCACCTTTTACAGCGCAATCAGTATAAGTATCATCATCAAAATACTCAACAAAATATTGGACAGTTCCATTTATAGTTCTCTTTACTACTGTGTATATGGTTGTAAGATCCACACCAACATCAACAAATTCACCATCAGTAATAAACTCTGATGGAGCTATAACATTCTGCTGACGTAGCAATGAGAAGACAGCCATTGTGCCGCCATTGCTATTTACGATCAGCAATAAATCATTCTCATCTGTAGCTACAGTTCTACGCAGTGCTATGCGAGTTGGAGTCTTTAGCAAATGACCAGCAAGCAAAGAGATCTTATTTGTCAGATACGTCAGCTGTGTATCAGAGAAAGCCATCTCATTTAATGCCTTGCCTTGGCGCTGTATAAATAACGTACCAGACTCCAGCTGCTGAACTCGAATACCTTCCTTGCTACCATTACGACTAATTGTCTTTACAAAAAAGTTAGCTGGTGTGATTGGATCTAATCCATTTTGCGGTACATAAAATTCACCGCCAGTAGTAAACACTTGTAGATCTCGCCCTGAGATCATGTCGGTAATTGAGTTGTAAGTATTAGTGTCTAGCGTAGCTTCGACAGCATCGTCATCTAATCCTTCGGTAGCCTCAAAGTCAAAGAATATACCTACCTTACTACCCCAAATTGTAGATGGTCTAGACTGGCTACCACCAAAATACAGTCTGCCTTCATGGAAAGTAACTGTGGCTGGGTAGCCTTTTGTACCTGACCATACTGGCTCATATCCTGATTCATAATCCCAACTGCCCGATGCAATAGCGGCTGTACTAAAAAACGGGAACTCTGTAATAGCGCTAACTACAGTTGTAGATGTAAACGCAACAATCTTAGCTCTACCTTGTGGACTTGCGTTGACGTACTGACCAACACTTGCCGATGTAAATGACGCAGCTGATGCTGTTAAAGTAATCTTTCCAGATACAGCCGATGGTGTCAGAGTAGCTGCTGGGTTAGTTACGCTAAGAGTAAATGCATACTTAGGAATAGAATCAAAAGAAATAGCGGAAGCAGTCCAATCTGCATTGGTAGCTCCACGCACAATCTTGATAGGATTAATAGCAGGATGAACTACGATTAGCGTATCAGCTGATTGAGTCCAGCAAATTGTACCCAATCTTGCACCAGTCAAACCTACTGCTGAAGTATTGAGATAGTTATTGCCTGATGCATTAATATTGGTGATCAATACCTTGTTGCGATACACATACATTCTGTTATGCGTAAACACCAGCATATAGCTGTCAGATGTAGAAAACTCAAATGCAATACAGCGCACACCATTAGCAGCAGAATCAGATCCACTATTAGGTAATGCAGATAAGTATTTCAAACCAGCTCTACGTCTTGCGCCACCTTGTGGCTGGATCACTACGTTAGTAGCATCAGACAATGCATTCTGATAAGCAGCCAGATCTACCCTTGCTAGTAGCAGTGGATCCATTTCTCCAGAGGAGAAGTTTGTCTGAAGTGATACAAAACGTGTCATTAGTATCTAACCGCTATCAGTGAGTAGTCTTCAATAGACTGCACAGGATTATTCTGTCCATCGATATTGATGGATGTACGCATATAACCACCACGACCATTTTCGCCTGGTGATCCTGTTGCTACGGCTTGCCAATATTGAGCCTTATCTGTTTGGTCTGTAATAGGCACACATAAATGCCATGCCATAAGGTATTTAAGTAATTGAATGAAATAGACAGGCATATTTGGCTCTGTCACTGAGTATTGATAATCTATCCATACTTCTTCGTAATTAGTAAGAAGTTTATCCCCCATGATTCTATAATCATTTCTGACTGGAGATCCTACTTCATTAGCATCATAGACGGCTCTTGGTGCGCCTAATCTATCTGATGGTAATTGATATTCGTATTTATATTCGGTAACCGGTGTAGTGACCAGTCTAGCACATTGAACTTTTTTAAATGAGAATGACCAAGGATAAACCATTAACGCTTGATCTCTAATATCTGGATATAGGCGATCGCAGATGTTAGCTTCATCTGTGCCTTCGTTGAATGCAGCAATAGGTTTTGCACCTAGCATTAATAATGAATCAGAACATACTGATAATGCTGAATCTCCAGCTGCCATACTCTATCTCCAAATGTGAGAATAAGGTGAGTGCCAAAACACCCACCTTACCCAAAGTTACATATTTACTACTCTGATTAATCTGAGTCTGTAGAAGTTACAGCAAGACCATCAGTTACGTCTACTGTTGTGCCATTGTTAGCATTTACATATACTAAATGACCAAGCGTATTAGCTGTGTCAAATACATAAATTAAATCGCCAACTTTAAGCAAAGAAGCTGCACTATTAAAATAGCCAGCTGTATTTACAGTAGCAATAGCGTCTGCGCTAGAGTATGTCCAAAGCTGTGGAGCATTACCAGCTTTAGATTGACCGCCAGCTGCATTTAAACCAGTTGATGAATAAGCCATGTTTTATTCTCCTTATTCGCGGCAAGTTAATTGAACAATACCTTCGGCATCGATCGTTGTTGCAGTCGCAGAGAAAATAGCATTCACAAGGAATGATGTCTTTTCTGGAATGTAATTGATCTCTGTCTTAGGAGCGATACCTTCAGCATAACCAACAGAATCTTTATGGAATGCAAAGATTGTTCGGTCATTTGAACCATCAATTGCTAAACCACCTTCTGATCTGTCACCTAATACGTGGAATGTGAAACCTAAGAATGTATTGATTTCACCAGCTACAAGAGCTTTAACTGTATTAAAGTCAGATGATGTTACTGCTGTTTCTGAAAGTAATGATGCTAAGTTGTTACCATGAAGAACAATATGACGGCCTTCTGGTGGAACATTGTTTTTGTCTAAAAGACGTTTAGCTTCACGTAGTTTAGCTACGTTAAGGTTAGAGTCTGTAGTACCGATATCGTTAGACACTGTTAATGATGTGCTTGATGCAGCAAGTGCGTCAAGGATCGTTTGGTCTTGACGACGACCAATAGCGTTAGCTACTAATTGCACTAACTCTTGTCTTTCATCAAAATTTACTTTTTGTTGCATGAAAATGTCAGAATACTCTGCTGCATTCCAGTCTGCTAAAGTAGCAGTTACTTGACTCCAGCCAGCATTTAATGGTGTGACATCTGTTTGTGGAACTCGTAAAGTAGCTACACCTTTGCCTACTTTAGGAAATTTTACTACTGAGCCTTCAACACCGCGTCTTTGGCGAACAGCACCAACTAATTGTGCTTTACCTTGGTAAGCCTGTTTAACTTCGGCATCAAAGAGCGTTACAAAAGCATTAGATAATCCAATAGCCATGTTATTCTCCTAGAATTGATAAAAATAAAGTTTATCGCTTTGGTTAGCCAGACGTTCTGGGCCGTTGCTTGCTATTTACGATAGCCAGCCGACAAGACGTTACTTGTGTAAAGGGTTGCTATGCAATGAGCCTTGTGTGATTTTTAACACAGAATTTACAGTTGTGCAAGTATTTTTGCGATATTTGCAAAAAAAAGCCCTCAATTAAGAGGGCTATCGCGAACTATTTGCGTTTTAAGCAAATGCTTCTTGGAACATCTTTTCTACTTTTTCTCTGTATGCTTTATCTGTATGATATTTTGGATCAGCTACCATTTGATAAAGTTCAGTTTTTGATGGTGCGCTTCCTTCCGGTGCGCTCTCTGTAGGCACACGTCCTTCATATGCACCACGGAGTTTCTCTAAAGCAGATATCCCTTTAGCTGTGCCACCCATATATTTGAATTCTTCAAAGTCGTCTTTACTCCATACGCCTTTTTGAACCAAACCAGTTCCCCATTGAACAATGCTTTTAATCCTAGCGTCTGCATTAGGCCCTAAAGATTTACGTTCTTGTTCTAGATTAACTGTTGATGTTTGAACAGCATTCATATTCATTTCTACAATAGGCTTCACTAAGTCATCTAATTCAGCTTGACTTACACCATACTTCTTAGCCCATGTTGCTACATGACCACGAACAGGATCATCTTCTGGTGTATTACCAAAAGCTGTATAGTCATAGTTGCCATCTGCTGGTGCTTTATGTTTGCCTTGTGAGATTTGTTTACGAAGATCTGTCCATGATTTTGCAATCGCTTCTAGATCTGGTTCTGATTCATCTTTCTTCCAAAAGTTTTCTGGCCACCAATCTGGTCGTTCTAATGGGCCGTCGTCATCTTCTGGTGCATCAAGATGTGATATTGCTGTTTTGTTTGGATCTGTATCTACTGCTGGTTCTACACTTACATTATCGAGTAGGCCAGTGTCTTGAGATACATCCTCATTGCCACTAGGCTCGATCACGTCGTCTGTCATTTGATTTTCCTTGCACGAATTAACCTTGCTTCTAAATCTCTGACTATGCTATTCTGACCTTCTCGGTAGTAAGCATAACTAGAATCGCTACCAGGCAAGGCAACTGGTTGCTCTAAAACAGATTGGCGTAACCAATCCATTAATTTTTTTCCATCTTCGTCACCTAACACACGCAAAGCTAAACGATCTAAATCATCTCTAGCTTGGTTTACATCTCTAATGTCTAATGGTAATGGCGTTTCTAAATCTTCCCAACCAGCCATTACATAGCTCCTTGTTGCATAGCACCTTTAACCATTTCTGGAACAGCTTCTGGTGCTGCTTGTGCTGCCATCATAGCTGCTTGTGCTTGTTGTTGTTGGATCATCATACGTTCTTCTGCTGTGTTAAGTATGCGTTGTGGAACGCCTAACTTCTCTGCAATAAATTCTAGCATTGCATCTACTTTAATCATAGACTGACCTTGTGGTCCAACGCCTTGAGCGATCTGTGCATATTGCAATACGTTCTGCACATCTTCCATACTTTGAGCCATAGCAAGTGGTGCAACTGCTGATACTTTAATCTCAAGTCCATTGACTTTAAGTGGAAGATCAATAAGACCACGTTCATCCATCACTCTTAAAATCTTAGTCACCAATGGTATCATTGTTTCATTGATAAGTCTACCGAAGGCTGAACCTAGATTTTGTGATAACTCTTTCATACGTTCTACAACTTCTGTAGCAGAACGAGCTGACATATTATCTGGTGGTAATGACTCATCAAGTAAGATACGTTTAATGCTCATACGTAAATCATTCATAATGATTTGTGATACATTGAAGTCACCCGCACGAGCTAATGGTCTTAATGATTCACCTTGTGGACCACCATTACGTGCTACAGGAATAATAGCACCAGGAATAATCTTCACTGTATTAGGATTCAATACACCATCATCTGCTGCGGTATATACACCAGCAATAGCTAATGATGCGTTCTTCAATACAAGTTCTAATGTCTTATTAAGTGTTTTAATATCTGGCAATGCAGTAATCAATGGACCACGGCCATATATTTCGCCAGCTACTTTTGCATAGCGTGATACAATCCATGGACTGATATTCATACGTCTATACACTAATTCTGTTTTAGATTCTTTATGAATAACATGGTAGCAATAATCACCACGCTTTTGATCTAGAATAGTAGCCTCAATAAAATCTAATTCATCAGTAGGCTTTTGATCTATTTTCTTTTGCAATTCATCTGGAATCTTTGCATCTGGCCATTGACGCATAATAGACTCGCCTTTGAGACGCATACGTCTATATACATTATCTACTTGACCATTAGCACCTTCTTCAAATGATACTAAGAATTGTGGCACAGGAACAAAGTTAATTGGACTAATGTCGTCACCTGGCTGCACCATCATCACTGCTGTGCCTACAGATAGATCAAGTAAGAACTCACCAATAGCAATATCAAAGTTAGATTGCTTTAGTGCAGCAAACATTTTATCTGCATATACATCTAATGCAGCTTGAGCTTCTGCTCTGCGTTCTTGTGGAATATCTGTGCCTGGTTCTAATCTGCACCATTTACGTTGTGGTGGAAATATACCAGACTGCATACGATTAGCAAAACGCTGTGTTGAGTTAATGGCTGTTGCATCAAACACACGATTCATTTTCTTTTGGCCAGATGTTTTACCATCATAATAGCCATCATAAAGATTACGTTGTGGCAACGCAAACTCATAACATTCTTCGTATAAGTTTCTAAAATCTTCTTTTTTAGTAAGCGCTTTATCGTGTCGTTTTAAGACATCTTCCGCGGATAATCTCATCATAGTTGCCATATTTAATCTTTCTTATGTCTGTTTGCAAAGTTTCTTGCTGCTTCTTTACTACCAAATCCCCAAGCCTTTAATGCTAACTTAAGTCTTGTAGGCCTACCTTTTTCATCTGTTAATGGACCAGCCATGCCAC